TAAAGTCATATAGAATTTTATCTAACTGAATATAAGGTAGTTACAAATTAAAGGTCGTCAACTGGAGAGCGTATACTACAAGATGCCTATGTACCAATAATGTAAAATAATATCATTGTGGTTTGTTAGATTCGAACCATTGTTGTATACTTGTAATGTCTTTTGGACGGGTGCTTACCTGTAGATTACTAAAGACGGCTGAAGAGAAGCAGTCAGGTTAACAGCCCAAGAGTTGTAAGACACACGCTCAGACTTCTTATCAACGATTACCAAAATAGGTATGGTGGTCGAGCGCTCGCTCCCAATGTTGACTACATCCTCCTCCAGTTGGAGACAGGGACTACGGCTAAATGCCGTCTATACATATATATTTAAAGATTGATGAAAGCTAATCAAACCAAGTAATACTGACGAGTCCAAATGGTTTGAGCATTTAGTAACTTTCATACAGGACGAAACGTGACGATGAGGTGGTTGTTTCAATTACCTCTACGTCTATTACTAATCTAAAATATAATACAATGAAAAAAACTTATCTAATTACGCAAAAAGGAAAAACTTTAGTTAATGCTGATGCACATCAAAGTAAAGATGGTAGTTGCATTAATAATCGTTTTGTATGTACTACAATAGGGTTTAAAAACATAAGAGATTTGATAAAATTATGTAGTATATCTTATGAAGCAATGTTGTATGCAGATGCAAGAATTTCTAGATGTAGAAGTAACAAAGAATACAATCTATGGGATAATGCAAGAAACAGAGCGAGAGTAATTAACGATGCGTCTATAAGGCACCTTAACAGAGTGCGGTCAGGCTATGAAACAACTTGGTAGTTTTTTATGTATGGGAGGGAATAATCCCTCCTACGTCTATTACTAATCTTAACTTAAATATTATGAACACTATGTACACAATTACTGAAACGTTAATTATTGCTAAAAAAGTAAGTCAAACACTAGCTATAGCGTTAGAACTATTTGGAGACAAAACATCGTCAGTCAAGGTAAAACAGGTAGACGTAAATTCATTTGAAATTACGGCAACATATGAAGACAATGATTGGGAAGATGAATTTTCATTTTACATTGATGATGATAAACTGCATTTAATTGATTTTACTTTTGACAAAATATTAGTTGATGCATTAGATCAGGATTCTTTATCAGGACTACTATGTAGCACGTTATTGTTACATTTTACAAAGCGAAAATTAGCAAAAATTTCTTGATTGATTTGTTTATGATTGGGAGGTGTTAATCCTCCCAACGTCTATTACTAATCTTAAATTATATTAAAATGACACAAGATCAAATTATCGAAAAAATCAATTCAAAAGTTATTGATGGACTTAAGGAAAAAGGCTTAGACTGGTTCAGACCTTGGAAAGCTGGAGAAGAAAATCAACCTATGAATAGATTAACAAAAAGTAGTTATAAAGGATTTAACATATTTCTTTTGAACTGCGAGATGATAGAAAATGGTTACAGATCAAATCAGTGGTTAACTTTTAAACAAGTTGTATCAATGGAGGGACAAGTAAAAAAGGGTTCAAAAAGTACAGAAATTTACTTTTGGAAAAGAGGAATTCAAGATATGAAAACTGGCAAATTCTTATCTGACAAACAAATCTCAAGCATTAACCTTACAGAAACTTTTAACGAAAATGGTAGAACAATTAAAAGGTACAGACAAACGTTCACTATTAGATACTACAAAGTATTTAATTTGGATCAATGTACTGGAATAGAGCCGTTAGAGTTTGATTCTTCAATCAACGCATCATTCACTAATAATGAGATGGTGGAGTCTATCATTGATAATTATGTTTCAAAGCAAAAACTAAACTTTGACATACTTAAATCATCCGATCAAGCATACTATTCCCCAAGCAAGGATAGAGTAGTTATGCCAAGCAAGGAGTTTTTTGTAGATATCGATTCTTTTTACAAAACTTTATTCCACGAATTTGCACATTCAACTGGACACGAAAAAAGGTTAAATAGAAAAGGTATTACAGATAAAGTAGTTTTTTCAAGTGATAAGTATGCACAAGAAGAACTTATAGCGGAGATTTCATCGATGTATCTTACTGGACTATGTGATTTGAATCCAAAAGATTCCGATCAAAATAGCCAAGCATATATCAACGGATGGGTTAAAAGGTTTAAGGATCACGGAAAAGAGTGTTTCTATGCGATGCAACAATCAACCAAAGCGTCAAATTTTATCCTTAACTAAGGTTTGGAGGGATGTATTTCCCTCCAACGTCTATTACTAATCTAAAATATTTATTAAAATGACACTAAAAAAGTTTTATTTAAGAAACTACCCAACAGATGAATTGGGTGCTGAAATTAATGGCGAATCAACATTTGATGGATTGATTCAAATACTTCTTAAAAATGATGACGTTTATGAATACATTGGTGTAGAGGACTCTTTAGTAAGGGAGAGATTATTTCAAAGATTATCATTAGATAGTGGTGTTTTTCTTGACCTGATATACCATCTCTGGACATCTGGACATCCTGAATTTTAAAGTATGGGAGGTTAATCCTCCCACGTCTATTACTAACTTTAAATAATATTATATGATACGAGAAAACGTAAAAATGAATTATCCATTCGTAGCAGTTTGTACATCTAAACGTGAAAAAATGCCAGTAGGATGGGCAGTTTACAAGTACACTAAGCAAGGAGTTTATCTTGACAAAACTAAAAGAGCGAAAGCGTATTTTGGTGTGTCTACTGATTTTGTCAAAGCAACGGCAAACATTCGCAAATGGTATGGTATTAATCTACCTGCCTCCGGATGGTCAGATAAGACTCAAGTGAAGACTAAGCGATTCACTACGATGGAGGACTTTTTAATTAACTTAAAGAGTCTTATAAATCTATAAAGTTTAGATTAGTTTTTCAAATGGGGGGTAGGCTTTTCTACCTCTCATTTTTTTATATAACATTATATAACGTCTATTACTAATCTTAAAATTAAATAATATGTTACATTCAAAATTTAGTACATCCTTTAACCACGATAATCAGTCGGTGTCAATATGGATAACACACAAAGTAAACGAAGAGATGACTAACTTAAATCTTAATTTTTACTTTGACGAAAGTGGTTCTTTAGAAATTAAAGAGTCAAGTAAAAGAGAATCATTTAAATATTTAGCAAGGCACGTTAAAACAACAATGCCTAAACTAAAAGAATATCTTGAGGATTCATATCAAGATGATTTCGTTCAGTTTGCTGAAGGAAATTAAAACGAGAGGGGTAGGAGACTATCCCTCAACGTCTATTATTAATCTTAAATTAAATATTATGAGTAAAACAGAAATCAAGTGGCAAAACCACGCAAGAAAATTACTTGTAGGTAAAACTATAAGTCATGTAAGATATCTTACAAAAAAAGAAATGGGAGATTACTGGTATAAAAACCCATTACTTATTGAATTTACAGATGGAACTGCAATATTGTCTCAATCAGATGATGAGGGCAATGATGGAGGGGCGTACTACTACTTTGGAAAAAAGAAACAAGAAGTAATACCTACGCTATGAACTGGGAATGGGACACATCTTCCACATAATATAGGAAGATAGTGGACAAAAAGGGGGCGAGAGATCGTCCCTTTTTTTATATAGTATTATATAACGTCTATTATTAATCTTAAAATTATAAATTATGAACTTATTAATCAATGTAACTGAACTTTCTTGTTTCTTCGCTGAAAAAGATTTGTTCGAAAATCACAAAGATGAATTTAAAAATGGTGTTGAGGGTATGTATGAAATCAAGGAAAATGGAGAACGTGGATATGTTGAAAAGGCTCAAGACATTTTTAATGACTTAGTCGATTACTATGAGGAAATTATAAGATCCTCGCAAGTGGCATTATCAGACAAGTCTCATTCAGATGCTGACGTTTGTGATGTTTTGTTTAGAGACTTTCCAAAGGAAGGCGAAATGATTCTTGAATATTTAGACAATCTATAAATTTAGTATTTGGTAGATTCGAACTAAATACATATCTTTAACAAAAATTTAATTTAATATGATAACAACACAAGACTTAGAAACAGCAATCCAAGACATTAAAGATGGAAGGGGTTGGGTAAAGTATAGCCTTTCAAAATCCGAGTATATGGGGATGCGTTCAGGCTTAATTAGGCTTTTGAGACACCTTGAGAGGGTTTCAGAAGAGAAAAATACTATATGTATAGAATGGGGAGTGGATGATATTCGCTCCCTTGGTTATACCTGTACTGATCAGGAGGGTATGGAAGTGCTAGACGCAGTCAAGAATAATCACGATGCAAACCACGGAATCAATTGGGATGTTTTAACTGAGTATTGTGAGGAGTTTAAGTTAAAAGAAAAGGCCTCTTTATACAAAGGAGTTTTATGATCTCTACAATGGATCAGAATTTAAAATTTTATCACACACTAAACTATAATTAATATGGGAACAAGAAGTTTAACAAGAGTAATTCCAGTAGATGGAAATGAGGTATTAGATATTGATAGTCTCAAAAACGCAAAAGAAAAAGACATAAATAAACACGCTGAAAAGTTTTATATAGCCTTAGCTAAATATGTTAAAAGTCACACAATGGATGGAAGCCCTGAAGGCTCCCTTATAAATCTATACAGACAATATGATGGTCATATGTATGGGCATGGTTTGGATTTGGCAGACTTTTTAAAAGACCTAAAGGTGGTTAATGGGATAAGGTCGGATTTGAAGTCGTCCGATAAGATAGCAAATGGAGCAGAATGTCTCTCAGCACAATTAGTCTCACATTTCAAGAAAGAGGCAGGAGGGTTCTATCTGATGAAGTTTAAAGATGAGGTTGGAGCATATTCAGAGGAGTACATTTATAACATTTATGTTGTAAGTTTTACCCTGAGTGCAACGAACACCAAATTTTTAATTCACGTCTCCGTTAATGATGTTTACAAAGACGAGAGAGATCCTGATAAATATAAACTTTATAGTGATGTAAGTCATTTTTTGGATGATGCAAAAGGTGGATTGAAGAAAATGTCAAACACATTTTAAATTATGAAAAGAAAAACAGAGCTATTTATTAAGGCTGAAAAGGTGATTAGATCGTGTAAAAAAGAATCGCATTTTGACTCTTGCGTAAAGTATCTGACTCTGTTAGCTACCTTGCAACCACAGGAAGATATTGATTCGTTACTAAAACTTTTTCACACAAGGCTTAATTTATTTTCAAAACATTAGGTTTATGAACAAGTTATTAGTAGCTTTAAAATCTTAAAAAATTAGGGAGGGTTTCATTAGTTTAAGTTAGTAATAATGTTGTTTGATATGAGGGGTTCCTCCCTCCCCTCGATATCAACAAAAATTTTAACGATGAGTAAAGAAAATTTAGATGATTCAAACGAGTGGCACCTATGGACTCAAATGCCATATGTACACCATAAAAAATCAAGACATGATAAAAATAAAACTATTCAGTTACCAAAAATATCTACAGAGAAGGAAAAAGAAAAAGACAGAAAATTTAATCAGAGGAAAGATTATAAGTTGTCACATAGCGATGATGAACCTTTGTCTGCAAAAGTCGAGAAAGAAAATAAAAGAGAAAAAATTCAGGAACAGACTTGATAAAACTTTAAAAGATTTAGTTTGGTATGAGCGATATCTCCAAGGCATACAGAAAAGATAAAATATCTATTTTATTTGAGAGGCTTTTAAATAAAGGTTATGAGGCTATGAGTTTTGGAAAACTTAGTTTTATATATGGAAAGCTTTTCAAAATTGAAAGGTATCTTAAGACTTCAGGAGATCATCACTATGAAATTTATCACACAAATAGCAATATGTATAGACCAATGGAGAACGAACTTATTGATCTTTTCCTTGAGGATGATCCAACACACATTGAAAACTGTTTAGCCTTGACCTATAAACAAAACACATTAGAAAGGTATTCGGAGGACATAAAATTTGGTCACATAAAGCTAACCGATAAAATGACAACAGAAATAAAATATTTGAACAAAAATATTCAATCACTATTAAATATAAATGCAATTAATTTAAATACATACTTAAATGACAAAACAAAAAACAACTTACAATCCCCTGACGATAGATCAGATTGATTTTAGGGTACAATCAGCCACCGATAAGGGCGCTATAATTCTTGCCTACAAAGACGCAAGATGTGACATGAAAATACTTGACGATCTTTATGGAAAGTTTGGATGGAAAAAAAATTACGAACTAATTAATGGAAATTTATTTTGTACTGTGTCAGTCAAAGACCCTGACTCTGGAGAGTGGGTTTCCAAGCAGGATGTGGGAACTGAATCTAAAACTGAAAAGGAAAAAGGACAAGCGTCAGACGCATTCAAAAGAGCCTGTTTCAATTGGGGAATAGGCAGAGAACTTTATGATTTCCCTTTTATTTGGATTAATTTTCTTCCAAACGAATCGTCTTTTCAATTTCAAAGAAGACTAAAGAAACTTCAATGGAAACTTGAATATGATAAAGACAAGAAGGTTTCTTATCTCGGAGCGGTTGACAGGGATAATAAAAAACTTGTATATGAATATAAACGTTCTAATTAATGAAATATAAATACAATAAAAACGAAAAAACTGCCTATCAAAAAGGATATAGAGTTACTAAGGAGGGTGTTGTGATTGGAAAGAAAAAAAATCCAGTTGGATGGCTACACACAAACGGATATAAAAGATTTAAAATTAGAGATCATGAAGGAAAAAATCGTAATGTTGGCGTTCATCGTCTACAGGCGTATCAAAAGTATGGCGAAAAACTTTACCAAGAGGGATACATGGTTAGACATTTAGATAATGACTGCACCAACAATCACTACGACAACATAGATATAGGAACTGCTAGTCAGAACGCCCATGACGTTGGGGCTGAAAGAAGAAAAGAGAGAGCTATACACGCATCTAGTTTTATTAAAAAACATAACCACGAAGAGGTTAAAGCCTTTCATGAAAAATATGGTAGTTATAAAAAAACTATGGAACATTTTAATATATCCAGTAAAGGAACATTGTCTTACATTTTAAATAAAACATCATGAAGAAAAACTTTGATTCATATCTTTTCAGATGTTCATCACTTGGAAAGCTTATGGTAAACGCAAGGTCAAAAAAAGACCCTTTGTCAGTTACAACAAAAACCTATTTAAAAGAATTGCACAAAGAAATCTATTTTGGTAGATCAAAAGAAATACAAAGCAAATTTTTAGAGAAAGGTAAGGTAGTTGAGGACGACTCAATAGAGATGTTAAATACCTTTCTTGGTAAGAAGTATATTAAAAATGAAAAGGTTTATGCCAATAATTACCTTTGCGGAACTCCTGATATCTACGCAATAGATGCTTTTAACGAAGACGAACTGATTGATATAAAGTCTAGTTGGAACTTACAGACTTTTCCTATGTACGAAGAGGGTTTACCAAATAAAGATTACTATTGGCAGATGCAGGGTTACATGGATTTAACAGGAACTAAAAAATGTAAAGTTATATATTGCCTAACCGATACACCAATTGAACTTATTCAGGACGAAATCAGACGTTTCTCCTGGAAGGCAGGAATGATTGATGTGCCTGTGGAAATTGAAAACGAAATCACAAATAATCTTCAGTTTAATGACATAGAAACTGAACATAGAATAAAGTCTTTTGAAGTAAACTACAACGAGGAAGATGTATCAAATCTGTATAAAAAGATAAAACTCTGTAGAGAGTTTTTAACTGACCTGTCAGTCATAGCAGGACAAAAAATTATTAATACTATAATATAAATTAAATGGAATTAGAAGGTAAAATTAAATTAATCGAAGAAACAAAAAGCTTTGGAAGTAATGGCTTTCAAAAAAGAAACTTTGTGTTGGTAACTGACCCTGATGGAAAATATCCACAACACATAACATTAGAATTTCACAAAGATCATTGTGGTCTTTTAGATAATTTTAAAGTTGGCGATGATGTAAAGGTTGGCATTAATATTAATGGAAGAGAATGGACAGATCCGAGTGGAAACATGAAACACTTTAATAGTATAGTTGGGTGGTTTATTAAAAATTTAAAAGAACACAGTGGTTCTCCCACAAACAAACTAAAAGAAGAAGTCTCAGACGATTTACCATTTTAGATGTCGAAGTATAAATTTTGTAGAGGCGGTAGATTTCAAAAATCTAAAAAAACCACCTTGACCGTTGATACGGTTGTCAATATTATAGATAGCATAGTTACAGACTATGATGTATGGGAAAATATTAACTCTAGAAAACTGCCTTTAGTTTGGAGAAGGTCTTTATATTATTATTTTCTTTACAAATATACCTCCCTGCCACTTGAAAGCGTAGGGGGGTTGTTTGAGGGAAAATCAAAAGTTGGTTATAAACAAATAAAGTCCTCAAAAGATCATGCCACAGTTTTACACGGTCTAAAACAATTAGAGGATGTGTATTTATTATATGACCCACAAATTAAATCTTACTATGATGCTATAGAAAGCCGTATAAAAGCCTCAGATGGCTTTTTAGACGATAACCATAGGGAAGAGTCCATAGCAGAAAAGATGATCAAGCACAAGCGGTCTTCTTCGCTTTTTAAAACAATGTTTAGAAGACAAACTATGATAATGGTTGATTTAAAATCTGAAAACATAAGACTAAAACAAAAAATCAAAGAACTGAGTGGAGGGTTACGTCAAGATAAATAGAAAACTGCTAGAGTGGAATTACTTTTCAGATGGCAATGTTTTAAGGGTTTTTTTGTTTCTTCTTTTAAGAGCAAATCATAAAGATAATATTGTGTTTGACACTAAAGTTTTAAGGGGACAACACATTACATCTATTAGAAAAATATCTGTCTATACTGACCTTTCAATTAAGCAAGTACGCCTGGCATTAAATAAATTAAAAAAGGATCAAACAATAGTTACAAAAGGGACAAACAAAAATACTCTCGTAACCATTGTAAAATATGATGATTACCAAAGTGAAAAAATAAAAGAGGGCGAACAAGGGGCGAACCAGGGACAATCAAAAGACGATCCAGGGGCAACAAACAATAATGATAATAATGATAATAATGAAAAGAATATAGATATAGAGGATTTCAAAATTCAATATCATGGTGGTCGAGTATATAATGCTGTCAAAGAAAATTACAAATTAAATGATCAGCAGATTGATGAGTTGTTTGAAGAATTTTTTGTAAGGCAAATTACCGAAGGAAATGTCTCTAATACTTTAACGGATTACCAAAGGCATTTTAAGCATTGGTTGGTAAAAAAGATAAATTTTAAGAAAACAAATAAAAGAAGGCTAGCGTTTTGATGAATACATTTGAGTGGAGCAAAATAAATCTAAAAAACAAAAGGAGCGGTCAAGTAAAACTTGATTGTCCTGTGTGTGATCACAAAAAAACAAAATCTTTATCTGTCAACATAGACAAAGGGGTGGCAAAATGCCATTACTGTGAAGCAATTTCAATTAGAGATCAAAGATCAATTACGGAAAGCATTAGACCATTTAAATTGCCATTGCAAACTTGGAGAAACTACACTAAGCTTTCTAATAAATGCGTAAAATATTGTGAGTCTAGAGGAATTTCTCAAGCCACGTTAACCAAGATGAACATTACTGAAGAGACTTACTATCAACCTCAGCATCAAAGAAAGGTTAATAATGTTGTTTTTAATTACTTTGAAGGCGATGTAGTAGTTAATAAAAAATATAGGTCAGCAAAAAAAGCTTTTACCCAATCAAAAGATGGGAAAGCAACCTTTTATAATATTAATTCAGCAATAGGATCCGAGGAGATTTATATTGTTGAGGGAGAGTTTGATGTTTTAGCAATGGTTGAGGTAGGGATCAAAAATGTAATTAGCTTGCCTAACGGAGCAAATGACTCTGACGATTTTTGGATTAATACTGAGAAATATCTTCAAAGCGTCAATAAGTTTTATATATGTACCGACAATGACGACAAGGGAAATTTTGTTTCTGAAAAGATTGCTCAAAGATTGGGCAGGTATAGGTGTGAGCGTGTGGTCTTTAAAAACAAAGACGCAAATGCTGACCTTATTGAAGGAAAAGATGTATTAATTAATAGCTGTAAAAACTCAAAAAAGTATCCTGCTAGTGGAACATTTACAGTTAGCGATCTTTATGATGATATTTTAAATCTTCATGATAAAGGTTTGCCGGAAACGATTTATCCTAAACACCCATGTTTTGGAGAATTAAAAGAAGTTTTTTCGGTTATGAGGGGTCACTTATGTGTCGCCACTGGTATTCCTAGCCATGGTAAGTCAAGCTTTGTTGAGTGGTATGTAATGAATTTAGTTAACGATTATGGTATGAAAGCCTCTTTCTTTTCCCCTGAGCATAGCCCTATGGAGCTTTATAAAACTAGATTTATAGAAAAGTTTTATGGACGTAACTTTTTTAATGATCTTGACTTTTATAAAAGAATCACAAAAAAAGAAATCGGAGATTACAAAGACTGGGCAAATGAAAAAATATATTTAACTGCTCCTGAGCAAGGAGAATTTCCAAAATGGTCTTGGCTTTTTGATAAATTTAAAGAGCAATTGTTTATTTATGGTATAGACATATTTGTTATTGATGCCTTTAATAAAGTAGAGTTTGATAAAGCAAATAATGATTTGGTTAATATACGAAACACCTTGACAAAGCTTACTTTGTTTGCTCAAATGCACAATGTGATTGTTTTTCTTATTGCACACCCAAAAAAAATGGTTCTTAAAGAAACCGGATTGTATGCGATACCTGATCTTTATAGCGTATCAGGTAGTGCTGACTTTAGAAATCAAACGCATGATGGGTTTACCATCTTTAGATATTTTAACGACACCGATGAAAGAAGTAAAGACGATGTAGAGTTTTTGGTTCAAAAGGTTAAGATGAAGTTTCAAGGGGATATTGGTTCTTCTGTTATTTTTAAATATCACACACCAAGCGGTAGATATTATGCAAACAACGTGCCACCTACACACAAACTTAACTCAAGCTATGAAGAGGAAAAACAAGTTGGGATTCCCTGGGGCTCTAGATCCTGATTTTTTTTATCCATCAAAAGTACAGACCAACGCTATGGTTTGGTGTATAAATCATAACATTATCGTTGGACCTGTGGTAGTTGGAAAAGACAAACTCAAGATCGAAGTTAAAGAACCAAACAAAAAATCTTTATCTCCAAACGTGTATAATCACTACGAATATTATTGTCAAACTTATATTATCTACCAACATTTACACGAAAAATATAAAAACTATAAGTTTTAATTGTTAATAAATATATTTTTTTGTTAATAAACCTTTTTTACCTTTGATGTATGGAATTTGACACTGTTTATCCTGAGCAATTACATAAGAGAATGTTGAAGGTAGGATTTGATATAGACTCTGAGATAGATTTATTGCACAGAAAATACAAAGACCCCAATAAAATATTAGATAAACTACTATGTTTGGACGCTCAATTGTATATGAACCTTGGAAGAAGTTCTACTAAAACCGAAAGGGTGGAGGTAAAAAAAGAATCTAGAAAGATTTATCGTGCAATAAAAAAGATTGATCCAAAGCTTGGAGACTTGTTTTTGGTTCACCAAGACAAATGATACAGCGAGTAGTCTACATTAATTATGTAATTTCGTTACTTTCGAAGCATGTAGTAGATGTTTACGAAGCTTTATTTGAAACACAAAAAAATTCTTCGATATCTGCAGTTGATAATTTTATAGATTTTTTAAAAGATTTAAAGAAAGACTTAAGAGAGTCATGATTAAAAAAACATTATTATCAGAGATAAAAGAAAAAATAGACCAACTGGTTAATGCTGGTTTTAACAACCCCACACAAATAGCAAAAAGAATTCATAAAGATTTATCTATAGATGAAACCGAAAGAACAATAAATCACACAAGGGGCACCGTCAAGTATCATATACACCAAGCCAAAAAAAGAAAATCAAACCCAGCTTTAGCACAAGCCTGTCACGAAAGAGGGATTAATTTTGATAATGTAGGCATCGCATGGAACAAAGACAAGCATTGGTCTATACAGTTTAGACCATCTGAAACAGGACCCACATTTGAGGAAATGTTACAGGATCATATAGACGAAATAAAGAATCATAACTTTAAGTATGAAAAAATTAGGAGACAAAACTATTCTCTTCCTTGCTTACTTGTTATTGATCCTGCTGATATACATGTTGGGAAGCTAGCATCATCATTTGAAACTGGGGAAGATTATAACACACAGATAGCGGTACAAAGGGTAAAAGAGGGGGTTGACGGTATACTACATAAGGCTAGTGGTTTTAATATTGAAAAAATTGTTTTTGTTGCTGGTAACGACATTCTGCATATAGACACGCCTAAAAGAACAACTACCTCTGGGACGCCTCAAGACACCGACGGAATGTGGTATGATAATTTTTTGGTTGCTAAGAGATTATATGTTGACATACTGGACAAGCTAATCAAGATTGCTGATGTTCATGTAATGTATAACCCATCAAATCATGATTACACAAATGGTTTCTTTTTGGCAGACGCAATTAAGTCGTGGTATAGAACCTGCAAAAATATTTCTTTTGACGTAAGTATATCTCATAGAAAATATTTTAAATATGGCACAAGCCTTATAGGAACAACACACGGCGACGGAGCCAAACAACAAGATTTACCTCTTCTGATGGCGCAAGAGTCAAAAAATATGTGGAGCGAAACAAAATACAGATATGTTTATATTCATCATATACACCATAAAATATCAAAAGATTATCATGGGGTAACTGTTGAAGCTCTTAGGTCTCCATCTAGCGCAGACTCTTGGCACCACAGAAACGGATACCAACATTCTCCAAAAGCTATCGAGGGGTTTGTTCATTCTAAAGAAAATGGACAAATAGCGAGATTTACTCACCTGTTTTAATTTCGTAACTTTACAGTATATGTTAACCAATATATTTTTTCAAGGTTTACTTTTTTATATCGTCTGTAGGCTAATAGAGATCGGATTAGTTAGAATATTTTATAAAATCTTAAACAATGAGTGATAGTATAAAGAAGTATTTTGATTTACAAGAAGACGACAACTGGACAACAAATTCAACAGTTCGTGATCATTTAAAAAGTCTTCAAGAGAAAGATAGCGTTGTTAGAAAAGTAAGATCGGAGATGCTTATGAGAAGCGCTAAGGGTCTTAATAAATATGGAAAAACCTTAAGCGAAAATAAGTTATCTTTAAGAGATTGGTTGCAACACGCTAAAGAAGAATCAATGGATTTGGCTCTTTACTTACAAAGAGCTATAGATGAGATAGATGGATCTGAATCTAAACAGGATAGTGATAAGTAATGGTCTCACGGATGCCGAATACAGAGACATAAGTTTTGCTATACTTAGTTTAATGTCATCAGGAAAAATAGAAAAAGATTATCATTATGTATATGTGGATAAAAAGACAGGTGTTAATGTTATCAGCTTGGCTGAAAACGAGGTTTTCTGGCAATCCAAAAGATTAAATTGTACCGATAAAGAAGCTGTTGTGTCTATTATAGAGTATGAGGGCTTTTACGAAAGCCTAAGCACCCTACTATACGATCAAGGTATAGGGGGTTATAAAAAGTTTAATTGTATTACAAAAGAAATTGTTATTTCAAATAATCTTGATCCTTATGTTTGTTATGAAACAGACATGCGTTATGCGAAATACTATTTTGAAAGTATTCTTAGGCTTGAAGAAATAATCAGTATATATGAGGACGAGGAGGAAAAGATCTAGACAGATCACCAGGAGTACCAAAGTAACATATAAACAATATAAATTCGCTTCCAAGTTAGAGCTATATATGTACAAAGCATTAGAGAAGCAAAAAATAAAAGTATTGTACGAAGGGAAAACATTTGAAATTGTTCCTGGGTTTAATTTTTCTGCGTCAAGTTACGAAAAAACTAAAGGGAAAAAAATACTTCAAGATAAAGGCAACAAAAATATATTGCCAATAAAGTATACTCCGGACTTTATAGATGTACAAGACCCTCCCAGATTTATAATTGAGTGCAAAGGAAATCCCAACGAAGCTTTTCCTCTTAGATGGAAGCTATTCAAAAAACATTTAATTGACAAGAACATAAACGCCTCTTTGTTTATGCCTAGGAACCAGAAAGATTGTAATGAAGTTGTCAGGCTTTTACAACTATTATCTGAGCCAAAGCATATATAGAGTTATGCATTACAGCATATTCTTCAGCAGACATTCCAAGGTCACACACAAGATTTAGGTCAGCTCCTTTACTTAAAAGCAATAAAACCATTTCGGGCTGGTCGTAAATACAGGCGTAAATTAAAAGTGTTTTTCCGTTTATTCTTGCGTTAGGACTTGTGGTATTGTTATCAATAGAGTTTTCTATAAAATTGTAGTTTTCATTCTCTATTGCATTTAGTATTTTTTGATCAACACTATTGTTGAAATATTGAGCTGAAGTAAAAGTGACTAAAAGCAGGAGCAGAAAGAGTGTAGGTCGCAATAAGGGCATAGTTGATATGATTTATTGCGCAAAAGTAATCTATAAATAAACATTATTTTACTCTTTATTTGAAAGAAAAAAATTATTATGAGTTTGACAAAAATAACCAATTTAATTTAACGGTTTGTCATTTTGCAAGTAGAATTTTTAATCATCTATAAGGGGCATACCTCTTGGCTCAGTGAATCTTGTAACCTCTCCATCATACTCTATTTGATCTAAGTAAAACATACCCACCCCGCCATCATTCATTGCATTATAAACTGTGTATGGGTCTAATCCATATTTTATGCCTGCCCTGTAAAGCCTTGCCATTGTCTTATAAACTTTAAGCCTTGCTCTCCTTGTGTTTTTTATAGGGGCAGCGTATTGTTCAAGACTAATTTTACCATCGTAATAATCATCGAGCTTGCCCGTTAAAGATCCTTTTCCTTGTATTTCTTTTTGTAGTTGATTAGCCCTTGATGTTATTGCTTGTTTTAAATCTACTTCTCTGATTTTGTAACCAGTAAATTGACCCACAACCTCATTTAACTTGTCATTACTTTCCCACGTCTTAAGGGTAGACCTAATAAATCCGGGCTCTGCAGCTTTGATTAATGGAGCAATCATATCATACCATTTCTTGATTTTTCCCGGCTGAATTGAATCACCAAAAAAGGTTTGTCCGTACTGATCCTCTTTTGTTAATGGACGCCCATAATTATTTTCTTGAGTCCAAACTTGCTTAACAGCGTCTGCCAAAATATCCTCATTAACAAAAGGACTCAAAAGTTCAGTTGCAAATTCCATTAAAGATTCCTCGTAAGTTCTACCCTTAAGAAGTCCGTTTAAAGCTTTTTCTGTTTGACCAAAAGGGTTTGATGCGCTTAAATTTATATAATATAGCTTACCATTTTCAATTTTTGTTGGAACAATAGACCCGTTTTTATCCCAAAAAGGCAAAAGTAAATCATAGTGAGGATCATTTTTTTCTTCAGCTTCTTCTTCATCGTCACCTGACAAGCCTAACGCCGCAAATGCTGCGCTTCCTAAAAGAAAGTGCAAGCCACCAATGCTAGCTGTGGCTTTAATAAAATTAAAAAATCTTCTAGACCCTATTTTTTTAATTTCTGGATTGCTGTCCTTCATTTCTTTTATAGCAACAGCACCGGTATTATAAAGTGTTCTGTGTGCTTCTAGCTGAAAGCTTATAAAGGTTCCGTACAAAGGAATAACTCGCATATAATCATTAATAACCCCTATTCTATTGTAATTTGGTAGTATGTTTTTTACAACTTCAGCCGCAGTTCTATCGACTTGATTTATTTCAGATACAGTAAGCTGTTCGTATGGTTTTTTGAAAAGACCCTTGCTATATCTTTTGCTTTCGATTAAAAAAGAAACTATCTTAAAATAATTGTCTTCAGCTTGGTATATGGTTCTGGCGGCTTTCCTAATCGTGCCATCAGACGAAAGCTCTCCTTTTGTTTTGTTGTAAAAGTTTTTTTGCCTGTTGTCTAATAATGATGGAATAAAATCTTCATCTTTATCCATCTTATCTGCTAGTTTATCTATTTCAGATGTTTGAACCTCCGTGTTTAAAACACCCAGCCTGGTTAATTTTCTAATTATTTCTGGGGTTGCGTCTGTTTCTGAACCACCTATATTTAGTTGTTGTTTTAAATCTTGACTATTTGCTTTGAGAGCTGTAAAATATGCTTCTGGATCGGTATATCCATGTAAATACATATAAAAAACATTACCAATAACATTTTTACCGTGCGTAGGAGGCGATAATGTTGTTTTGGCTTCTTTTACAAAACTTACACCCTTGTAATAATTTTCTGCAAGGCTTGAAGTTTGTTCGTTTCCGGCTTTATCTGTTGAAGCTACACTTCTAAAACCATTCCTTACCCATTGTGTTATATCGAATCTCCCCTCGTTAAATTCTTTTGCTATTAGTGGGTCTGCATACAATCCGGCTAGCGGTGTCATGCTTGCTCCTCCTTCTATTTTTTCTGTTGCTCCAGCCGCCCTTCTTTGCGTGTCATTTTCTTCAAAAAAGAAAACACCCATTCCTGCTTTTCTTAATCGTGTTAAGAACTTGTGTTGCTCTAAAAGAGCTGTCATCCTAACAATCGTTCTTCCATAATTAGCACCAGGATCCACATACTCCCCCATAAGCTCCCGAATTGGTTTTGGTATAGCACCTCTTTTCTTTAATATGCTCAAGTCTTTTCTACCCGATCTACTAACGCTGGGATATATGCTTCCGCCTATTGCTTTTCCTAAAATTTTATCTATCTCTAGCTCTACTTGATTTTCTAGTTCTTCATTGTATTCTCTGCCATACTGTTCGGCTACCTCTTGAGCCCTTTCCTGTATTGAAGAAAGTCCTCTTAAAAAATTTCTTGCTTTTTCTATAACTACAGCTGCTGGCGTAAAACCATCTTCATCAAAAAGACGATATGCTCTTGTTAAATATGAGCCCATATTTTTTAGCAGGGTTTCCACTTGCAGTCTATCTGATATTACCCCTTCTTCAATAAGGCTTTGTGTCAACATATCAACTTGTTGTCTAAGTCTTTTAATTAAAGTGAATAGATTTTTGTTTTGAGTGCTATTAATAAGGTCTGATTCTCTCCCCCTTAAAACCTCATCGGTTTGTAAGCGTAATTCTTCATTTTTTCCAATCAGCTTGTTTAGTCTTTTTACGTTTTTTATTGATTCTTTAACCTGATCTTCCATTGCGCCTCTTCTATACTCGGTAAAAGTTTGAAAAGATTTAGGGTTAAATCCTTTTTGAGATAACCATTTTTTATGTACTTTTTTCTCAAAAAACTTCTGTAATTTTATTAATTGATCTGTAAACTTATCTTGACCCTTTTCATTAAAAAATAATCCTTCTGCTTTTCTTTTTCTTTTTAAGTAATCACCACTAACAGATTCATAAAGGCTGTTAGTTTCTTCAATGCTAAACCCATACTCATCTTGGATATATTTTTTAATTTTAACTTCAGTATTACCTTTATCTAAAAGCTCCTCTATTTCATTGGTGGGTGTTTTTTTACTGAACTTAATATTTTTTAATCCCTGTGTTCTAATTCTTTCTCCACTTAGCATGCTTGATAGAGCTCCATTTATAAAGTCATCCAAGGTCATGTTCTGAATTTCATCTGGTGTCATATTGAAAAAACTCTTGAAAAGTTTTTTAATATAGTTCCAAAACCCTACCAGCCAATTTTTAAAAGTAGACCTGGTGGCTGCGTCTCCTATCCTTTCTCCTTTTGAAGATATAAGGTCCACCATCAGCTCTTCCCTGGCAAGATCTGTATCACCATACATGAGCTTATACTTTTCTAAATCAAAGCTACCCTCTAAAAGATTGTATCCTACTTGTAAAAGCTCTGGGTTGTTTTGTTTGAGAAAATCTAACCAAACATGTCCGTACTCATGTAATAAAACTTTAGAGTTTGCATACTTGGGGTTTACAAATATTTTCTTCCCTTGCACAAATCCATATATAACATCGCCTTTTTTAATGTAAGACTTAACATCTGGTTGATTTAAAGCAGTTTCAAAATCAGCAGCGTTATCAACCAAATCTACATCAGGAAATGTAATCTTTAGCAGACCCATTAATTTTTTCATATTGTCCATTTTGCTGGACATTTTAGCTCCTATGTAGGTTTTGTTTTTAACACTTCCAAGCGGAAATACAGCTTGTGATGCAGCAGCTTTTGGTGTTGTGAGTTTACCAGACTTGTTTTTCTTTTGTTTTAAAAGTATGTTGGCATACATTTCAGGAAAAACTTCTGCTGCATGTATTGGTTTTTCTAATATACCTAACACTTGCCCTTTGATAGCAAATGGATAATTTTTGTGATTTATTTTATCTACTGAGGGGCTTAAAACATCAATACCCATAACCCCTATAAGATGGTCGCCAGGTATACCTTCTAACGCTGAGTCTGTAATCTGGTTGTTTAAGGAGGCGCTATTTATAAAAGCCCTTTCAGACTCTGGTCTGCCTTCCAGTAATTTAACAGCAGCTTGTTTTGTTTTGTTTGGAGGACCAGGTTTCGTGTTTTTAAAAGTCCCATAAATAATTCTTTTACCTAACTTAGGGCGTTGAGACAATTTTAACTCTGTAATGTTTTTTAAAACATTTTGTAGTGTTTTTTGTTTAGTAACATAATCTTTGTAAAGATCATTACTTTGGACCACTGGATCATTTAGCAATGCGTTATAAGCGGCTTTTTTATTTCTTTCTGGTATTTTACTTATATTATCAAGAGCTGTCCTGTACAAAGCCTCATTGCTATATATAGCTTCACTACCCATCTTAATTATATAGTAAGGAATATGGCCATTGGGTAATTTTTTCTGTTGCCACAAACGATCAAAAAGCTGTTTGTTGTTTTGATAAACAGATATAGCTCTTTCTTTTAATTCTAGAGCATCTTGCTCGTTTGCACCTGCCCACGCATATTTTGAAAATTCTGGTAAATTGTTAAAATTAATGCCGCCTTGGTAGAATAATCTATTGCCGGTTATCAAGTTCTTTATTGAGCCAGTAGTGAGTTGATCGGATACGCCAAACACCCCTGGGATTCCTGCGAACTTTTTGTTCGTACTTAAAATTTTTGCATTTGGGAATCTACTAAGTATATTGTCGGCATCTATTTTATTGTTAGTTGTAAGTTGTCCTGGAACTGAAGGCAGCATAGTTTCGCCTGCCATATTGTTCATCTCTTCAACAACTTGATCCATGTTGATATCGGCTTCAGCATCAAAATCCGTCTCTACACTAAACTTTGGTTCTTTACCCAAAAGTTTCCTTGTGTCGTTTATTTCTTTTTGTTCTGGAGTTAAAGTCTTTTTTTTGTTTTGCTCTTGTATAATATTGTCTATTTCTTCTATAGGTTTTACCTTGTAATAATAATCTCCATCTGAATTTGGAATTACAATTTTATCAGCAAAATTCTTTTGAACTAAAGATTTATATATATCTTCTGTATACGGGTCTAGGCTTAAAGAGCCTGAGTTTATAGATATTATATTAGAGCTTGGTTTTTGTCTTTTTGTTTGTACAATAATTTGTTCTCCAAAATCGACAAGGTTTTTTATTGATTTCCCTTTTGTTTTTAACTCAACATCTAGTTCGTTTAAAAGAAAGTCGTTTTGGTTTGCTGTAAGTCCCAATTGTTTTAAGGCACGGTTTACCGCATTATCATTTGGACCTTCAGCTGGCGTAAAAACAAAATCCCCTATTGTCTGTCCTTCAGCGTCAACAACTGTACCCTTATCCTCACCAAACTGTAAGGTGAATTCACCCCCGCCTAAAGCTTTTTGTTGTTCTGTGTATTCGTCAAACTCTTCTTTAGTTACTTGCCTGCCATCAATACTAAATGTTTCAGAAAAAGATTGATCAGGTCTTTTATCTACAGCAGATAATAATTTTGCTTTTTGTATTGCTAGCTGGTTAAGTCTGTTTTGTATAGTTTCTAGCTGTGTAGGTTTTAGTTTTTCACTTATGTCTGAATTTTCTAAAACAGCAAGAGCATTTTTAAGATCAGATGTTTCTTTTTGATGTGGTATCAAAAAATTTATTTCATCCTCACTCATTTTATTCATACGCCTATAAACCTTCTGTCTTATTACCTCTAGCTCTTCTTTCACACTTTCTTGAGCAACATCGAGAGCTTTTAGTTGCTCAGGTGAAAGGTTTCCTTTTGCCTTTTCATCACCTATATCTAATAATTTTGTAACTAAATCAGATTGTTTTTCATATTCAGCGTCGGACTTTCCTAGATAAAATATATTAAGAGGATTGTTAGGGTCAAAACTACCGTCATCGGGATTATTTTTAAAACTGTTCCTAAATAAATCTTTAACTTTTTGTGGGTCCATTAACGACCTCGATCCGTCATATAAGGCCTTTCCTGTTGCTTGACCTAAAACACCATTAACAAAATCATTATCAAGCCTTTTAAGGGTTTCCGGGTTGCTAAATACATCAACCAGTTGCCCCGGAGTGTCTGTGGATATGTTTTTTTGACCTCCTTGTGCGGCTATTGTTTCGTTTATTACAGACCCAACCCCTTGTGCAACTTCTTGGACGCCACTTGTGAAAGATCTATTCATAAATCTACTCACATATTGACTGAGCGTTTTAGCTCCTGTTTTGCCAAACAATTTCAATAATTGGAATTTCTCTATATATCCCTGAATGGCACCAATTGTTGTTGGAATAAACCATTCAGCTTCACCTCTTCGAACCAACTCCTCTATTGTTATGCCTTTTTGTCTAGCTAAAATCTTGTTGGCACTGATCATTTCTCTTGTAATCATGTCGGTAGCCAAACCAAGTTTTGATCCCAGAACCCTACCGCTTGCTGCGCCACCTATAATACCAGGTAAACCACCAACTGCTCCCATTCCGCCACCAACTACCGTACCAACAGCAGCTCCGCCTGCCGAAGAAACAAAAGATGTTCCAAAACCCGTAAGAGCATTTACAGCTGTCCCTAAGAAAACTTCTATATCATCAAGCTGAAGACCATCGTCCAAAAGACCTTTAAGGTCTTCAGGCCCATAGGTTGGTAAATACGGATTTTCCCTGTTTTCTCTTTCCATTGTCAAAGCCTCCATGCCAACCTCTTGGTTGTCACCCTCCATCATGGCAAAATACATTCTAGCCCTATTGTCCATTTGGCCAATATCTTTCATCATATTTTTAAGACTATTTAAGGATGATTTGCCTCCTTGGGCGTCGTCTAACAAATCTTGTTTTTGCTCCTTTAAATCTTCAGATAATTTTTTTTCTTCTTCAAATCTCCTTTGAGCCTCTATGCCAGCAGATATACCTCTAGCATCTTCATCTGACAATAAACCTGGAGCTTCTCTAAGAAATTTTTGTAATGCTTCTTGTGTGGTAATTTCTATAGGGCCAATCTCTTCACCTTCTTGTTGTTGTTCAACAGCGCCCATCAAAGTTTTAAAATCATCAACAGAGTCCGTGTAACCATCTGCTTGAAACATTCCGTAGAAATGATCTACAGCTTCTTCGTTAGTTTTTAAAAGATCTGAGAAGGCTTCTAATGATCCGGTATAACCATCATTGGCAGCCATCTCATACATTGCCGCTAAAGCTTCCTCATTCATAATTAATTAATTTGTTCTTTGTGAGTCCGTTTGACGAGTCGCTCCGTTGAATCTTGCTGAACTTTGCTTTCCGACTCCTGAGGCGGCAGCAGCTGCTTTTGCAGCTCTATTTTTCCTCAGTTGTTCCATATCGGTGGTTGAAATAAGCTCAAGGCCCATCACTCCTCTTATGTCGTTGATGGTCTCAAAGTCTAGCGTTGGATCTAGTTGCAAGGAACCTCTTTGAAGATTTGTACTCCCCTTTACCCCCCCTTGTTTAGACAGTTTACCTATTTGTCTATCTACTTTTTGCTTTTGATCATCATCTAAATCAGCATAATTTTTGCCAAACATACTTTTACTTTCAACATCTTGTCCGGCAACAGGCATGTTGTAGGTGAAATCAATTTCTATAAATCCTTTGTCAAGATTGTTGGTCATGTTTCTTATACTTAAACTTTTAAATACATCCTCAGAGAAGAATTGCTCCGGAACATCTTCAAGTGTTCCGTCTTCTTTCATGCTTAACTCTACTGCCTTTCTATACCTATCAACCATTTTTTCTGAAGTAGCAAGACTAGTAAACTCAATTCCCTTAGGATTTGTTACACTGTACTGTATTACGTCTCCTTGGTCATCGCCCACTACATCTCCTTCTCTTACAGAAACCTTTACTTTAGGCGGTTTTTGATTGTTTGAAGCTCGCAAGTCAGACTCATATTTTGCTAAAGCAAATTTATCATCTTTTAACTCTTCCTCTTGCTTAAATTTAAGCTCACTATCTAAATCTGCAGTTAGGGCTTCTGCAACTTTATCATCATATTTTTTTATGTTTTCTTTTGAAAATATGTCGGCTTCATCAACATCGCTTTCTTTGACTAAGCCTTTTTTGATTAAATAATCAAGCTTGTCTTTATTATTCATCTGATCAACCTCAGCGTTAACCACAGCTCTACTTGTTTCTGATCTTGTAAAATCAGTTATTTTTTTCGCCCCTCGACCATATCCTTTAAGCTTCTCAACAAAACCCCCTCTTTTTACTATGTTTTCTACCGCAGTAGTAGAGTCAAACCCTGAGTTCATGTCAAGTAAGTCTTTAAAGTTTCTCAACCCCAAACTTACCTCTTCCGTTTCTTCTGTTTCGTTTCCATCAGCATCAACCTTTTTTCTTATTGTGTTTAAAGCCAACCCATTTGGACCTCTGGTAACTCTAAAGTTTTGCATTAGGTTTTCAAGCATGTCAAGTTTTTTGCCATTTACAGCATTTCCATCTCCTGACTCTTCAAGCTCTCTATACTTATCAGCTGCAGTGTTAACGTCTTTTATAACATCACCTAATTGATTTAGTTCGCTTTTGAGTTTATTGCTTCTTGATTTATATGTAGCTTCATCAATAAGTCCTTGATCGTAAGCATACTGGTTTTCTATATAAGATTGTTTAACCTGCCCCTGTAGTTTCGTCCCAGCAGCATCTAAATCAGCTATGCCTGTGTCGTCAAAATTATCTTCGTATATGGTTTCATCATAAGCATCCGCCATATCCATTTTAAATTGTTTTCTTTCATCATCAAAAGCCTTTTGTCTTTCATAGGTTACTTGGTCTGATAGCATTTTGTATTTTGCTACCTCATCTGCCTTTGCTGATAAATCAACAATAGGAGCTTGTCCTGCTCCTGCTACTCTATATCCCGCTAATAATCCTCTACTTGACATACTTTTTTAATTATTACCTAAAAAACGTGAAAAATCACTTGGATTGTTTGAGAGAGACGTGTTTATGTTCTGTGATTTTTTTACTATGTCCATTCCAAACTGGCCGTAGTCTTTTCCACCAGAACTTAAGCTAGCAGACCCAGGAGGACTCATAGTTGATTTTACTGAAGGAGCTGCTGCTTGCATAGATTCCATAGACATCAGACCAGTCATTGCTGCTGACCCTACTTGTCCTAAACCAGAGGCTAACATTTGTTGTCCTTGTTGTCTCTCAGAGTAAAGAGCGCCTAACTGTTGTGACTCCCTTTCTTCACGCATCATCCTTAACTGTTGATCTTCACGAAACTGCATTTGCTCTATTGCCGCCTGTTGTCTGTCTAAATCAGCACTAATTCTTCTTTGAACCTGGCTAGCTGCCTGTTCAGCACGACCTAACCCACCGACTAAACCTCTTACTCCTCCAGCTTGTAAAGCATCAACCGAAGTAGCAAACCTTCTTTGAGCCTCTTCAGTTTGTAATTCAGCTCCTAAAGTTGAAACTCTTAAATCATCCGCTTCATTTCTAAGGTCTTGTCTTTGAAAATTATCTATTGCTTGTTTTGCTTTTCTTGCTCTTGAAGCTCCAGATATTGCATTTGCCGCACCTGCTGCTGCTGACACTCCTAAAGCTATCGCTGTACCTGTTGCTATTGCCATACTTTAATCATTTCAGTTACTTTTGTGTCTGACTCTATATATCCAGCTCTTTTATATCTATTTAAGAGCCTTTGGTTTTTTAAAATTACATGAGCATACTTACACCCATTATTGTCTGCTAAAGTTACAATACAATCAATTAAAAAATCAATTGCAAGCCCTCTATCCTTCTCTTTATACTCTTTGTTTGACACAATAAACTCTGTAAGTGCCACTTTTGAGTTAGTGAGGTACATAAAACCCGCACATATATCTTGATCTTCTTTTGAAACAATCAATCCGGTTTGTGGTAAAAAATCTTTTGGCGGGGCCTCCCATCCCCAATCTTTCCACCACTTTAATAAAATACTCTCGTAATCAGAGTCTTTTACTTTTCTTATGTTAAAATTCATTATTGCAAATATACTAAATATTAGGGGAAGCTTTTCGCTGCTTCCGTGTTCACTGCGTATACCTCAACCTTCGAGGTGCTTGTATTTGATATCTTAACTTTTGCAAAATATCCTTTTAGTCCATATGATTCGGCTACTGGAGATTTTGCGGCAAACATAAAATCATTTACAGATGGGGTTACTGCCGAAGCAGACGTAGCCACAACCGTATTTGAGGCTCCAGGTGTGACCGTGGATATTGTTCCTACCAATTGATATGTGCCTGAGGATGTTGCTTTAAATAGTGAGTCTCCAACAGAAACCTCAGACGGAACCTCACCAAACGTATAATTATTACCAGAAACAACTAAAACCATGCCAATACCCTGAACAGACAAGAGCTCTGTGTTTCCAATGTCAGTAGAGTTTCTTCTTATGTATGTTCTATACACCCCTTCTTGTTCGCTAAAAGAAGCTTTACTTACATGTCCGCTGTCTTGGTCTGTAATTACAGTCACATCCCAATTTTTTGTATCCCCTTCTATTTCGACTGTTTTAAATATTTTTCTTTCTGATGGAGCAGTGTTTGTGACAAATTCAAGTTCGGATGGATAGGTCACTCCATAAAAGTTGTTTCTGTTGGCGTCATTTGCATGATGTTTATACAGCTGACCGCTTTTAAATGTGAAAAAATCCCCATTCATATTAACCATAGACTCTGGTATCCAGGAGTGGAAAGATGTCCATCCGTTTACATACTCACTAAAGCTTACCGTGTAGTTGTTTGACCCAGTAACTGTTGGGTTCTTATATGCCTGAGTAGATGGCGTTGTTGGAGTGACAGTTATCCCAGATGGAAGCGTATTAACAGGGCATTCGTCAGACAAGTATTTTTCAATATAATCAGTGTCTGAAGATACATTAGCTTTGGTTATGTTAGTAGGCTTTCCATTAACATACTTCCTTAGAGTTTTAACTTTTCTGTATCCTGATCTATATTTCATATCTATATGTTTATAGTTAAGGTTTTACCAATAAATGGTTCTAGCGTGTTGTTAAAATAAACTCTTTTATAAAATATTGACGTAACTGCATTAGAAATAGTAGGTGGGGTGCTGGTTGTTGTAATTAACAATCCATATTTTGGCACAAAATCTATTACAGTTTTTACTATTGTAATTGTAGCATCTACAGTTCCGGTCATATTAGCGAATTTATCAAAGAAAGAACCGCCTATGAGCTCTAAACCAGAATTAGCATTTAAAGTAGAAGTTCCATTTATTATTTGTGTAGTATCACCCCATTGGCTAAAAGGCAGTGCAGATCCTGTAGTACTGGTAGATCCAGGGCTAGATTCTGTTTTTCCGATAGTAGCTGGATAAGCATTGTTAAAACCAGACCCTGTTCTTTGAAGCTCCCATTCTAAATCTCCTAATGTGTCAAGTTTTATAAATTGAGCTTTAAAATTACTTCCTGTTCCTATGACAACAGAAGAATCGTCAGGGTGATAAACAGAAGAAGCGTAAGTTGTACTACCCATAGAGCTTACTGTAATGTTTCCATTTGAGTCAACTGACACTCCAGAACCTATATCTCCCGATGGTGCTGAAGCAACTATTTGAGCTGTATTGCTGTATGTTTGTCCAAAATCTCTGTTTTTAATATTTACAGTGACAGGGGGAAGTGTATTATAATATGTATGGATTTTAATTGTTTCTTGATTAAATCCGTGCTGTCTAAATAGAGGTCCAATTCTTGTGTTAGAGCTACTAAATCCACCTGCTAAATTGTTTATGCCATCCACCTTAAACGAATCATTTCCGCTTGTAAAACTATAACCAGTACCAGTATAGCTTGGAACGGCTGCTTGTCCAAATTTTTGGCTGTTGTTAGTATAGGCGGTTACTTGTGGAAAAGTTAAAGACTGTTGACCGGCTGGTGATGCAGTTTGATTAGATGATAAGGTTCCGACAACCTCAAACCATAGGTCACCGCAATGAGTCGATAATGTTTGTATTAAACCTGGATGTAATTGATTGTTGTTTGAACTTGTGTCTCGTAAATTAGTATTTACTGACCTTAAAACTGTAATTTCTGTAAATCCTATAGGCACACATATTGCAACCGCACTGTTTACGTTGTTTGGTGCTGGATTACCAGTATTTGGATTTGTTCCAAGATCAGTAGTGTGTGCTTGTAGTATTGCATCATTAGGTATATCATTTACACTTTGACCAGTCAAAGGCTTTACAGACTCATCAGAGTTTCTCATTATTCCTATTGTGTAACCTGCAGCTACAGCCGCTGCTTTTGTAATATACCTGTCATTAATTGTCACTCCAGTAGAGTTTCCGTTAACGCCATCGTTAAATTTAGGGGCATCTGTTAAATTAACAGATGACAAGGTTGTGATATTTGATAATGTAATTGCCGAAGACGCTTGGGGGATTATTGATAAAGCTGAATCTGTCTGAGTACCATTACTGTTAAAAAAGTCTCCATTCAGTCTGTAGTTATAGTATGAGCCTGTTCCGTAGAGGACTCCAGCATTTGGAAAGTAATGATGCGTTTCTGGCGTAGTGCAAGAAGAGCTTCTTCCTCCCCCTGAAGTATCACTGACTGTTGGATTAGACGAATCTAAAGGAGCAGGGTCAACAGAGTCAACTATGAAGTCACTGTCTGTATCAGCAAGCAATGGGTTTGTTCCAGCTGTTGCTTCTTGAGCATCAGTTAGTCCATCGTTATCATCGTCCGTGTCGGCATTATTACCAACGCCATCTCCATCGGTATCTACACTTTCAGAGGCATCTAGCGGGAAAGCATCATTTACATCTAACACGCCATCGTCATCATCATCTGTGTCTAAATAGTCATACGTTCCATCTCCGTCAGTATCAGGGGGAGTGCTAGTGCTATCCAAAGGATCTGTTCCTGCAGCTATTTCATCTGCATCTGGAACTCCGTCATTGTCATCATCAGTATCTGCATTATCTCCAGTGCCATCAGAATCCGTATCTGTTGTTTCTGTAGAATCAAGAGGGAAAGCATCGCTGGTGTCCGGAGTTCCGTCATTATCATCATCTGTATCTATAGCGTCTGGTTCGCCATCGGTATCAGTGTCTGTTGGTGTGTCACTTGAGTTTAATGGGTCGGTTCCAAGTTGGGTTTCAAAAATATCACTTATACCATCTCCATCATCATCTAAATCTGCATTGTCTCCAATACCGTCACTATCCGTGTCTGTGGTTTCTGTGGGGTCATTTGGAAAAGCGTCTACATTATCAAGCACCCCATCATTATCATCATCTGTATCAGCATTATCTCCTATGCCGTCACTATCGCTATCTGTGGTTTCTGTAGAATCCTTAGGGAAAGCATCCTGAGAATCCAATACACCATCTCCATCATCGTCAGTATCGGCGTTATCTCCAGTCCCGTCTGAGTCTGTATCAATCGTTTCATTGGGATCATTAGGAAAAGCATCTGCGGAGTCTAACACGCCATCTCCATCATCATCGGTGTCTGCATTGTCACCAATTCCATCGCTATCTGTATCAACGCTTTCTGTTGGGTCTTTAGGAAAAGCGTCGCTTGAGTCAAGGACTCCATCATTATCATCGTCAGTATCGGCGTTGTCCCCCGTACCATCACTATCAGTGTCTACACTTTCTGTTGAGTCTAATGGGAACGCATCTTGTACATCTAAAACTCCATCATTATCGTCATCTGTGTCTGCATTGTCCCCCGTACCATCGGAATCTGTATCCGTAGTTTCTGTCGCATCAAGCGGAAAGGCGTCTTGAGTATCTAAAACCCCGTCGTTATCGTCATCAGTGTCAGCGTTATCACCCGTTCCGTCACTATCTGTATCAACACTCTCTGTAGAATCTAAAGGAAATGCATCAGCTGTATCTAATACACCATCTCCATCATCGTCAGTATCGGCGTTATCACCTATGCCATCAGAATCTGTGTCTGTCGTTTCATTTGGATCCGTGGGAAAAGCATCACTTGAATCAAGTACACCGTCATTGTCATCATCAGTGTCTTTTTCATCTGGAACTCCATCTCTATCGGTATCAGTTTCTGCAACATCAGGTATGCCGTCGTTATCGTCATCAGGATCTGCATTATCACCGACGCCATCACTATCAGAGTCAGTTGTCTCTGTGGAATCTAAAGGAAACGCATCTGCAGTATCAAGCACTCCATCACCGTCGTCGTCTGTGTCTGCATTATTGCCAACTCCGTCACCATCAGTATCTACACTTTCAGTGGAATCTAGAGGAAATGCGTCTGCTGTGTCCAATACCCCGTCACCGTCGTCGTCTGTGTCTTGGTTGTTTCCTATCCCGTCACCATCCGTGTCAACTGTTTCATTTGGGTTTGTTGGTAAAGCGTCGCTTGCGTCTGGAACACCATCATTGTCGTCATCAGTGTCGGTTGAGTTGGGCGTGCCGTCTCCGTCAGTATCGGTGTCATCATTGTCATCAATACCATCTCCATCCATATCTCCTTCATTAACATCTAAAACTCCATCGCCGTCATCGTCTGTGTCAGCGTTATCTCCTGTCCCATCAGAGTCTGTGTCGGTTGTCTCAGAAGAATCTAATGGGAACGCATCTTGAGCGTCATCAACCCCATCACCGTCATCATCAGTATCAGCGTTATTACCAACGCCATCTCCATCCGTATCGACGCTCTCTGTTGAGTCTAATGGGAATGCGTCTGCCGTATCAAGCACGCCGTCGTTATCGTCGTCTGTATCAATAGAATCAACAGTGCCGTCTCCATCTGTATCAGTGCTGTCGTATAAAATCTCACACTCAACCTCATCTTCTCTCCATTCTTCTTGGGTACCACGAAGTGATAAAGAATAAGATCTATCTGTTGGATCATATGCACCTATAACTTCAGGAGTTGCTTTTAAAGCATCTCCAAAAAAATCAAGCATACCGTAATCTGATATTTGCGTTATGCCGTCCCTAGATAGCCTGCAAACAACCCTCCTTCTTTCATCTACAAAATATATTCTTCCACCCCACATTATTACAGCAAAAGGGTTGGCTGTAACTCCATATTCACCAAGATAAGGAACATCTTGCCCTAAAATATTTGTACTAGCAGCAACGTTGCCACTTCCGTCAGCGTTAAATAAAACACTTTTATTAAACAACAACTTAGAAACTCTGTTTTCCTGAAACACAACCAAATCTGATTCTCTTCCGACAATCTTGTTGATGCTTCCATAGAAGTCATCCATGTCTTTATAATTTGCAGTAGACAGATTAAACTCATTTAATCCATTATATTTTGTTGTTTGATCATAAACGTTGCTATAGGTCAAAGAAGTTGTTCTGTTGTTTTGTTTATAATCCTTTAAGTTTGATGATGGCCTATTTTCCGGTTGAAAAAATTTAGCATTAAAATCATCTTTTATTTTATAAGACTCGACACAATTTCCCCATGAAAAACAATTAAAAAACGGAAGCTCAAATGTAGCTTGAGTTGAATCTGTTTGAGTTGTTCCACCAGATGGCGCTTCATGATAACCCTGACTATTTATATTGTATGTAGCTGGAAGTTCATAAAATATTTCTGAGTTTAAACTTTCTGGCTTTGTTTCTAAAGTTATAATATCGGTTGTCTGCCTAGTAAGTAAAACAAATGTGTTATTTACTTTAACTCTTTTGCTTATTGATGTATTTTGCTGAAATTTAGAGCGTATAATCATTAAAAGATCGCTAGTTAAATTGTTGTTTATAACAGACTGATTAGCGCCATATGTTCCTCTTAAGAAAAATATTCTGTTTTCAGGAATATCAACATTCAATGTGGCCTTAGCTCCGCTCTCATGATACCATTCTTCTAAATTTTTAAATGTTTGATTGACTACAAACTCATGTGTTACAAACTGATCTCCCCTATTATACTCGTCGTATGTAAAATTTATTATTGTCCCCAGTCCTATTTCTTCTTCTGCTTGAGGAAAACTTCTAAATGTTGAAAAAGCTCTTTCATCTCTTACACTTGCGTTAGTGTAAAGGGCATTTATTGATGAGGGTCTAGCGTTAAACATCCACCTGTCTCCTATTGTATGGCCCGTTGCAGCAGCAAAATCAATTGTCAGCCCAGACCCAGTAAGAGCTACTGGGGTTCCTGGTGTAATAGTTAGGTTTGTTGCGCTTAAAGTGTTTGTGCCATCATTGTCAAGGGTGTCGACTGACCACTGAAATGTGTCAACTATCAAAGATCCATCTCCATTGACGTCTACATTTATTCCGTCGATTTCAACCCTAATTCTAGCAAACTGCTCAGAAATAGTGTATGTTCCACCAAGAGTTACATCTGTTACTGCTCCATTTGTTCCATAATAAAAAGGACCTTCAACTACTGAAGATGTAAACTGTATACCTAAAGGATTGTCTCTTCCGTTACTAGAATCGTCATAATCAGTATGTTCTGTTCTATCAAAATCATCTATAGAAAGACTATATCCGCTTGGCTTAAATTTAGCATAAAATCCTGACTGCTGTGCAATCGGAGGA